ACATTTACCAGCATAAAAAGAAAACAATGACTGCATGGATATTTACTGGTATACCTGGCACTGGTAAAGGTTTACTTATTCATAAAGTACTAAAGCCTTTATTCGGTGAACAACAAACACCTATGAGAGCTTTAGAAAATATAGAAGAACAGTTCAACTTATATATGAGAACAGCATTGTTTCTTGTAGTTGATGAGTTTCGTATGGCTGATTCAGGATCTGTAGGTCGTATGGCCGACAAACTAAAGCATCAAATTACAGAACCTAATCTTACTATTAGAGCAATGCGTACAAATCAAATTGAGCTGCCGTCTTTCACAAACTTTATTTTTCTTACAAATAGAGCAGACGCAGTCAAGATCGAAGACAGCGACAGAAGATACAATGTAGCACCAAGACAAGAACAAAAAATAGAAAACGTGCATCCAGAGCTTTTAGAAAACTTGTCCGCATTAGAACCAGAGTTATATATACTCGCCGGTGTATTACAGAAGTTTGTGGTAAATGAACGTATGGCTCACACAGCCTTAGAAAACGATGCGAAGAAAGAAATGAAAGAAGTATCTATGTCTATTCTTGAAGAATTTGCAAATGCAATACGCACACGTAACTTAGAATATTTTGCAGATGTATTAGATATACCGCTTGCAAACACTTTTGATGCAGGTGGTATTAGCACAGCACAAAGATATTTAAAAGATTGGTTAGCTAGCGCAGGACAAGAACAAGTTATACCATTAGCTCATTTTAAAGTAGTGTATGACGTTCTTACTGACAGTCGTAATACTTTATCTCAACGTGAGTTTTCAAAACGTATGTCCAGGCTAAACATTAAAACTGCACGTAAACGTATAAGTAAAGATCGTGCAGCAGGTATACCCCGTGGGGTTGTGTTGACATGGAAAATAGACAATAATGTATTACAACAGTTAATAAAAGAACACTTTGACGAAAGGGATTTAAATTTATTAGATAATGGACAATCTAACGCAACCCAATCGTCCAGACCTAATAGCAGCAGTTGAGGTCACGGAGGATATCGAACTGGGGCTAGTACCCGCATGGTCATACTCCGCCTTAAAAACATTTGAATCTTGCGCTTATCGCACTTATATATCTAAAGTAAAAAGAGTTCGTGAAGAATATGGACCAGCTGCAGAACGCGGTACACGAATACACGATGAAGCTGAACAATACGTACGTAGCGAAATGTCTGAATTACCAGAGTCACTCAAAAAATTTTCACAAAAATTTTCAGAGCTAAAACAACTTTTTGCAGACGGAAAAGTACAAACTGAAGGAGAGTGGGGATTTACCGTTTCTTGGGAACCAACAGGTTGGATTTCTCCTGACACTTGGGCTCGTGTAAAATTAGATGCACTTGTCTGTGAAACTGACACGTCAGCTAGAGTAATAGATTACAAAACAGGTAAACAATTTGGTAATGAAATTGCGCACAGCCAACAAGCACTTATCTATGCTATAGGTACCTTTTTTATGTTTCCTGATTTAGAAATAGTAAACACAGAACTGTGGTATTTAGATCATGGCACTACTATGGAGCAAACATATACGCGAGATGAAGCTATGATTTTTATGCCTAAACTACATGAACGAGCAGTAGCTATGACTACAGCTACTAAATTTCCACCTAACCCTAGTAATTATAATTGTAGGTGGTGTTCATTTGGTAAAGGACCAGAACCCCATTGTGAATGGGGAATATATTAGTTATAATAAATAAGTTGTACTCACCCAACTAACACAGAGTACTACGGAGAATGAAAGATGAACGATGTTACAACCATCCCTGCGCCTTATGCGCATCAAAAAACAACTACAGATTTTATAACCAACACTAAAACGTGTTTGATTACATCTGACCCTGGCACTGGTAAAACACGTGCAGTACTAGACGCTCATGCTATACTTGGAGGTAAGACATTAGTCTTAGCGCCACTTTCAATATTGGAAGCCGCATGGGGGGAGGACATACATAAGTTCCAACCCAAAATAAAATATGGAGTAGCTTATGCAAAAAACCGTAAACAAGTATTTGAAGATAATGAAAACGAAATGGTTGTTACTAATTTCGAAGCCGTTAACTTTTTACAAAAAAATACACAATACTGTAAGCAGTTCGATACAATCGTTATTGATGAGTTTACCGCTTTTAAAAATCGGGAAGCCAAACGCAGTAAAAACCTCAAAAAAATTATCTCATATTTTACTAATAGGATTGCCATGTCTGGTACTCCTAATAGTAATACTATTCTAGATATCTGGCACCCAGCGCTTCTCATCGACGATGGGAAGCGACTAGGTACTAGGTTTTATGCTTTTAGACACCAAGTTTGCACGCCAAAATTCAATGGCTTTGCTAATGAGTGGATAGACAAACCAGGTATAGAAGAAGCGGTAGCAGATAAACTTTCTGATATATCTATACGTTTTGCATTGTCCGATTG